ATGAGCAACGATTATTTTAAAGCACAGGGATGGTTCAAGAACTATGCAACGTCTTCCGAAGACAGTCGTGGCATGTTTCAGCAATTAGTCAAAGATGATGAAGAAGATTTTAGACTAGCTAGTGCTGAGTCTGACAAAATTAAAGAAGAGATGAATAAGCAGTTTGGTTCAGGAACTATTAAATATGGTTCAGAAATCAAGCAACCTGAAATTAAAACACCACAAGCTATATTCGAGTTTAGTCAACGTAACCCTGCAGCTGATGGTGGACGTATGGGTTTTTCAAAAGGTAAAGGAAAATTTAAATCAGGAGAATCATTTAAAACTGTAAAAGAATTTAAAAATGTTTCGGGTCCTGGAACAGGTTTGGGTGAAGAAAATCCAACTAATATTAAAAAAGCTAAAACAGCTTTAAATAAAATTAAAAAACAAAGAAACAAAAAATTATTTTTTAACTATAAAGAAGGCGATGCGTTTTGGAATAATCTAATGGAAGACGTAGATCTTAGTAGAGAAAAATTAAGTAATTTAATTAAAAACACTATTGCTCAAGAGTTTCCTGGAGCTTATGTTGGAGACACAGGAAGAAAACAACATAAAATAGATACAATTGTAAAATCATTTTTAAGTCACTATGATCATAACGGATCATTTGATGGTAATGAAAAAATGGCTAAAATTTTAGAACAATTTCATGGAGGTTATAATCATAAATATGAAACAATAAATAATACTTTTAAAGATTGGGTTAGGGGATACCGTATTACTAATCAAGGAAATAAAATACCGGTTGAAGTTGAAGGTGTTGATAGAGCTAATCTAGATCCAGATCTTTTAAAAGATCTTAAAAAATGGAAACCTAATAGTAAACCTCAAAAAAATTTAATGGTTCAAAGTGAGTTAAAATTTTTAAATGATTTAAACTCTAAAGGAACTTATAGAAATGCACCTTTAAACTATGAAAAAGTGCAACAGCTATATAGAGATTTTATGAAAAAAGAATTTCCTAATATAGAAAACGTAGATAACAGATTTTTTCATAGATTGAATCAATTGACTGAATTAAAACAAACAGGATCTTATTCAACAGGAAATGGTAATTATTCAAAAATACCTGGAATAACAGGAGATAAGAATAGAGCAGATTGGTTAAAAAAAGGTTTTGGAATTCAGTTTCAAGGAAACTATACAAAAATAATTCTTAAAGCAGATAGATTGTTAGCTGAGGGTAACAAAGCTGAAGCTAATAGATTATATAAAGCTGCAGATAAATTTTTTGGACCCGATGGTATATTTACTAAAGCAGAAGGAGAAGGGGAACATCCTTTTTCAAGAAAATGGGGAAAAGGAAAAATTGGTAATGAATTAAAAATAAACAGTTTAGTAAAAAGTGATTTAAATCAATTTAAAAGAGCAAACTTTGACATACCTGTAACTCAGTTATTTAATGAATATAAAGTTGCTGACCCTAAACGTCAAAAAGAAATTGCAATGGAAATAGAAGATAGAAAAAAATTAATGAATTATTTAACCGAAGGACCTAATAAAAAAGGAATAGTAGAACCTGTTAAATTTAATTATGGAAAAACATCAATTGGTGCAAGTGTTGATGTACCTGATATAGATAAAATTAAAAACTTTGATGTTCAAGAATTTATTACAAGAGGGGAAGATTATAGAGGATCTTTTTTAACTCAAGGAGAACAATTTAATTTAGTTGATAAAAACAAAAATATTATTTCTAATAAAATACCAGATGAAGAATTTAGAAAAATGATTAAAGTTATTGGTTGTCCTAATAACAAAGCTGGTGGAGGACGTATAGAATTTCAAGATGGCTTAACGTGTTTTGACAAAGGTCAAAAAGTTATTAATAGTGCACAAGTAAAATCTCCAGCAGCACAAAAAAATTTAGCTAAGTTAATAAATGGTTTAGCAAAAACTGGAACTTTTGTTAAAAACGCTTTAAAATTTGGTGTTGTTCCAGAAGCTTTGTTTATAGGTGCAGAATCTATTATTAGAGCAGGAGGTGATCAAACTCTTAATGAAGGTTTTAAAAGTGCAATTGGTTTTTATACTGACTGGACGGGTAAAACTAATCTTAAAGCAGACGCAAGAGCTTCTCAAAACTTACGTAATATAGGTTTAGATGGAACAATTAATATAGAAATGTTAAATGAAATGAGAGATGCTTCTGAACAAGTTAAAAAATTAGAAAGCAATCAAAAAAATGTTTTGTCTGTGTATGATGAAAGTTTAATGGGAGAATCAGAACAAGATTACAAAAAAAGAAGTGGTAAACAAATTGAAGATGCAAAAAAATATTTAAGTACAAAATATTTAACTGATAGTCAAAAAAACTTTTACACAAGTCAAGAAAATGAAGCTATAGATATTGCAGGAACTAGAAGTCCTTTTGAAAAATTTTTAGGAGAAGCTAGAAATAAATCTGAAAATATGCGTTATGAAAATGATCCTACTGGCATGCAATCGGATATGTTTACACTTGATCCAATGTCTGCAAAAGCAAAAAAAGATAGTGTAAAAAATTTACCTTTAAGAAATCAATTATCAGGAAGTCCTGGAGAAACTGCTTTTATGAATTTGTCTCAATTACCCAAAGGTCCAAGACAAGGAAGTCAAATAGATGATTTAGTAAATGCATCTAATGCACAATTTAAGGCTCAGGGTGTGGATACAAGAGTTAATTCTTCAGTTCTTAAAGCCATACAAGATACTAAAAAAAATTTTAAAAATATGACAATGGAAGAAATGATTCAAGCTGGACTACCTATGGAAGCAATTCTTGGATTTAATCAACCTGAAGTTATTAAACCAAAACCCATGTACGATTACGCAGAAGGTGGTATAACAACATTAAGGAGTAAATATGAGTATAAAAAATAAACCAACAAATAAGAAAAAACCAAACTTAGCACAAAAGCTGAGAGCTAATCCTGGTTTTAAATGGTGGGCAGTGCCACCTAAAAAGGGACCTTTATCACAAGGGTTGAAATTACCATCAAAACAAGTTAAGAAAGTATAGGAGAATAAATATGGCAGATATGGATAAAAGTCTCCCTAACGAGCGACCGGAAGATGACGTTCTAAGAGAACAAATGGAAGAAGTCGATGTTGCAGAAGAGTTAGGTAAAGGACCAGTAGAAATTACAGAAGACGAAACCGGGGCTACAATTGATTTTGACCCTAATGCAATGCCGATGCCTCAAGAAGGTGGAGATCATTTTGCAAACTTAAATGAATTACTTCCAGAAGACGATACTGATGAAATAGGTAATCAATTACAAAATGATTACATGGAATACAAAACTTCAAGAGCCGAATGGGAAAGAGCTTATATTACTGGTTTAGATCTTTTAGGATTTAAATACACAAATAGAACAGAACCTTTTCAAGGAGCATCTGGTGCAACTCACCCAGTTCTTGCAGAAGCTGTTACACAGTTTCAATCATTAGCTTATAAAGAATTATTACCTGCAGATGGACCTGTACGAACTCAAGTAATGGGCGCGACTGATGCTGCAAAAGAAGCACAAGCTTTAAGAGTAAAAAATTTTATGAACTATCAAATCATGGATCAAATGAAAGAATACGAACCTGAGTTTGATCAAATGTTATTTTATCTACCTTTATCAGGTTCGACTTTTAAAAAAGTTTATTATGACGATTTAATGGGAAGAGCTGTTTCTAAGTTTATTCCTGCAGATGACCTTGTTGTTCCGTATACGGCTACCTCATTAGACGATGCGGAATCAGTCATCCATGTTGTTAAGATGTCAGAAAATGATTTACGTAAACAACAAGTAGCTGGTTTTTATTCAGACATAGAACTGACAAAACCAACTGGAACGATAACAAATGATTTAGAAGAAAAAGAGAGAGAAGTAGAAGGAATTAATAAATCTCAAAGAACCGACCCTCTATACACAATTCTAGAATGCCACGTTAATTTAGATTTAGAAGGTTTTGAAGATGTTGGTCCCGACGGAGCACCAACTGGAATAAAATTGCCTTACATCGTTACAATCGAAGAAGGTAGTAGGAAAGTTTTGTCTATCAGACGAAACTTTGCGCCCAATGATCCAACCAAAAAGAAAATCCAATATTTTGTCCACTTTAAATTTCTGCCAGGACTAGGATTTTATGGTTTAGGATTGATACACATGATTGGCGGATTGAGTCGTACTGCAACTGCGGCTCTCCGTCAGTTACTAGACGCAGGTACATTATCAAACCTGCCGGCCGGATTTAAACAAAGAGGTGTCAGAGTAAAAGATGATGCCGCAAATATACAACCAGGAGAATTTAAAGATGTTGACACTCCAGGTGGTAATTTAAAAGATGCTTTTGTATTCTTACCTTACAAAGAACCGTCACAAACTTTATTACAGCTGATGGGAATTGTAGTTCAAGCAGGACAAAGATTCGCGTCCATTGCTGACATGCAGGTTGGGGACGGGAATCAACAGGCCGCTGTTGGTACGACCGTAGCTCTTTTAGAACGTGGTTCAAGAGTAATGTCAGCAATCCATAAAAGACTTTATGTAGGTCTTAAACAAGAGTTTAAATTATTGTCAAAAATATTTAGTGAATCTCTTCCACCAGAATATCCTTACGATGTTCCTGGAGCTGCAAGAAATGTTAAACAAGCTGACTTTGATGAAAGAGTAGATATTTTACCGGTAGCTGATCCAAACATATTTTCAATGTCTCAAAGAATTTCAATGGCACAAACTCAATTACAATTAGCTCAGTCTAATCCTGAAATGCATAATATGTATATGGCTTACAGAACTATGTATAGTGCGATAGGTGTAAAAGACATAGATCAGATTTTACCACCTCCACCACCTAATCAACCAAAAGATCCTGCGATTGAACACATTGATGCAATGGGACAAAAACCTTTTCAAGCTTTTCCAGGACAAGATCATAGAGCGCATGTTACAGCTCATTTAAATTTTATGGCAAGTAACTTTGTTAGAAACAATCCTAGCATTACTGCAGCGTTGGAAAAAAATATTATGGAGCATATATCATTGATGGCACAAGAACAGGTAGAGTTAGAGTTTCAACAAGAAATGCAAATGCTACCTCAAATGCAACAACAAGCTGCTAACAACCCACAAATGCAACAACAGTTTGAACAAGTATCTCAAAAGATAGAAGCAAGAAAAGCTATTTTAATTGCTGAAATGACTGAAGATTTTATGAAGGAAGAAAAAGAAATTACTTCTCAGTTTGATCATGATCCATTACTTAAATTAAAACAAAGAGAAGTTGATCTAAAAGCTATGGATGCGGAAAGAAAAGCTAAAGAAGATGAAGCTAGACTGAATTTAGATAAAATGAAAATGATGCAGGCTAGAGAAATTAACGAA